ATGAGGGATCGTTAGGTCTTGAGGACCGCTTGGGTTTGCGGAGGATTCATCTCCATCTCTTTCTCTACAAGGTCCAGTTCATGGGTCTTGAGAGCCAGTTCAGACGAAGCAGTGAATTCCTTGATACTGAGTTCCTTGCTCTTGTTCTGTGCATCCAACTGAGCTTGCATCTGCTCAATCTTGAGACGCATCTGTTCAAGGGTCGCGTGGTCGCTAACCTTCTGAGCCGAGGTCTGAGCCATCTGCTCTTGGACAGCCACTTGGCGTTCCTCGAGTTCCTGAGCCTTGACTTGATTAGGATCAGGCTGGACAGGCGGAAGGGTGCTAGGATCAGTGAGGTAACGGTTGATTTGCTTGATGCCTGTCTTGTCCAAGGCGGTCTGCATCAGGGCGTACTTGTTCTGCTCGGAGTAGAGACGACCAGAGCCACCATCGACAGCCGAGAGGGACGTATGGAGACCCATGTACTTCTGAGCCTCAGCTTCCTGTTCACCGTAGCCAAGCTTCAACTCGATGGTGCAAGTGACTTCCTCGGTCCACTCTTGGGGATTCACTTCCGTGAAGTTCCCTGCGAGCCTGATGATCTTGGTCTTCTTCTCGTTCATAAGAACCAGACGATAGACCTCGAGGTACAGGGGCTTGATGAAGTGATTGGCGAAGTTACGAGCGATGATCTTCTCGCGTTGCTGAGACAGGCCGACAAGGTTCTCCACCATTGCCTGACTGTTCTGCTTCGACACTGCGTCCTTATTGAGACCTTGGGACAGCTTGGATACCCCAGTGACCTCTTCCTTATCGTCATCCAGCAACTGAATCGTCTGGAATACGAAGGGATTAAGACCCGGCTGTGGGAGCGGAATGATGCCATCCGGCCTCGTCACGTTCACCAGACCACCCACACGGTTCTCTAGGAGTTCCTTGGGGTTCGTCACGGCACCCTTAACCACCATCATGCGGGGGTTATTGGTGACTACGGTATGGTCTAGGATGCCTCGGACCAGCACAGTACGAGCGTTCTGCGTAGGGATCACTCGGGCAGCATAGTTGCCACCATAGAACGCATGGGGCAGGGGTACCGGGCAGAACGAGAGGAACGGCTTCTTGTCGCACTGTTCCTTGTCGAGAATGGTGTTACCAGCCATCGTGACCTTCCACAACTTGGCTGTACCCTTCCCATCCATATCGATGTTCATGTACGCTTCATACACGATCACATGCTCAGTCTGTTCCTGATTCTCGACTTCATCCAGGTTCAGGAGACCAACACCAAGGTCCTCAAAGCGTGCTAGGCGCTCTGGGTCCATGTTCATCTCATCGGCACCATCGTTATCATCGATAGCGTAGACCTGCTTCTTCGAGTACCCCATGTTGATCAACTCAGTACGAGTCTTTCGGGTTCTATGTGCTACGAAAGGAGCCGCTTCGATCGATGCAGCCGTGGAGGTGATCAGGAATTCCTCAGGGGGAATCGGATCGATCTTCACTTGGCACTTGTCGACCTTGCGAATCAAAGTGCCATTGAACAGCCCAGTATCCGGGTCGTGTTCGAGGGAGACATCGGAGACATCAGGGTCATTGGAGAGCAGTTCGGCAGTCTGAAGGTCCAGGTTGTGGAACTCTTCTTCTTGGTCCTCGTACTCTTCACTCCAATAGACCTTAGCGATCCCGTTCCGAGCCATCAGGCCATCTTGGATGATGCTCGAGAAGATGCCGTAGGAATCGTTCTGACGATGGACTACGTAGTCTGCATACTCCGTTGCGATCCGCATAGGCTCGACATCAGCGTCAGTCTGGGGATCGTAGGAGACAATCTTGTTGCCTGCGGAGAAGGTTTCCAGAAGGACAGCCTTCAGGGATTCCACAGCATCGAAAACGTCCATAGAGACGTACTTCGAATTACCTGCGTGAGCGGGTTTAGGACGATTGCCATGGTAATACTCCATGACATCCATACGCTCTTTGGACAGCTTCGAGTCATAGTAGAGCACGCTCGATTGAACGTGTTTCCCTACGATAACCTTGAGTTCACTGTCATCCACAGGCTGAAACTTTTTGGAAGCCTTAGCCATTGTTTAAATCATCTCGATGTAATATTCAGAAGTACTCTCCACGGGAGTGAAGTGGCCTTCATGTATGAAGTTCGCTATTGCGAGGGACATGACACAATCGTCGTAACACCCAGACTCCGCTTCCATCTTTCCATCGTCCTTGACCACGTAAGTAAGGCACTCACGAAGGGTCAACTTGTCATAGACCTCGATGTCCTTCTCACGGTACGCAGCACGAAGCTTGTCGATAATGAGAGGCTTGGTCTTGACAGTGGTACGGAAGCCGTAGGTGATGGTCTCGTCCTCGGTCTGTGTGTCAACCTTGGTCTCGAAGTAGATGTTGGGATAGGCAAGGTCTTTGCCCAGGCGGGTAGCAGTCAGGATTCCGTGGTTGTTGTTCTCGACTGCGATCTTCGCGGTGTTGAAGAAGTGCCCAAGTTTCTCTAGGACGGTAGCGAAGTAGTCAGGGTGAACCTGGGACCTGTAGATACCTACCTGTCTCTTCTTGGAGTCCAGAATCTGAGCTACGGACCAGTCACCACCTCGGATACCCATGGCAACGTCAGCCCCAATGTAGTAGGACTCGCCTGGGTCAACCGTGCGGTACAGCAAGAGATCACCTCGAGGAGTAGCCTCAAAATCGTCACCGATAAGCTCCAGGCGCTGCTTGATGTCAGGGGCTGTGTTGATGAGAGCTTGGACTTGCTGAGGGTTGAATACAGGGCGACCTGAGGTCAGGAAGGCTTCATCAGCGTGGCACGGGTATTCCTGTTGGAACATCTCGAGGCCGGTCACTGCGATCTTTCGACGGCGGAACATCAACTGTTCATCGTCTAGGCCATACTCCTTGACTAGCTTGTCCTCGTCCGGGGTCCTTTCGAATCCCTCGGGGACCTCCATGCGGTACTCAGTCTGGATGAACCAAGGGATGAACACGGCCTCGTACTCGTTGGTACCGTTGACTGCATTGACCCAGATGTCATGGAATGGGTTACCGATACCATTAGCCGTGGACTCAACGAATACGAAGGTTCCCTTGGCATTCGGGATGGCCTGCATCAGACCGTTGATGTTGTCCTTAGCGGTCGCTGGGGGATAGAAGGCAGCTTCGGACAGGTGAGCCAACTGAATGGTTTCACCACGACCAATACCTTCACCACCAGCCGTAGCGACCATGTAGGAGCTATCGAGCAGGGAGAATGCTAGTTCCTTACGCGAGGAGTACTTCGTGGTGGGCTTGAGAATCTCAGGGCAGTTCTCGTGGTACCGTTTGCACATGTCAAACAGCGCCTTAGTGGACTCCCCAAGGTGGGTCATAACGATGGCCTTGACAGCCTTGTGCTGCGAGGTCCACCAATAGATGATCCCTTCGATGATGGTGGAAAGACCCTGCTGACGCCCTTTCAGAACGACGACTCGGACCTTCCCGGTTGTTTGAAGCTGCCTGATGACAGCCTTGATGAAAATCTTTTGGGCTTCGTTGAGGACCAACGGTACTACCGTGCCTTCCTTAGTTCGAATCTTCAGTGCGTGTTTTGCATAGAACTCGAAATCAGTGAATAGCCTTTTACGTACCTCCGATACACTGTCCATAATGTCCTTTAGTCTTGAGGTAAACTGTCGCAGCCTCTAAGACTGAGGGCGAATCTTTGAACAAGCCGAGAGCGTGGTTGCAGGGTTTGCACAGTAGTCCCCGCACTTCCCCGGTCAGATGATTGTGGTCTGTAGCGAAGCCGCCCTTCCTGTCTAGGGATAGGTGGTCACTACAGATTTCACAGCGACCCTGTTGGCTCTGCCAGAGGACCATGAAGCCTTCCTTTGAGAGTCCGTAGAGTCTTTTGATTTGATCCCAACGACGCTTGTCGGGGTCTTGTGCCTTGAGCTTCCGGTCACACTCCCGACAGCGCGACTGAAGGCCATTGAGTTTCCCTGGGTTTCTACCGAAGGCATCCCGTGGCTTCTCTTCAGCGCACTTGATGCACTTCACTAGATCCATTACTTCTCGTCCTTCATCTCTTTAGCCAAGTCACTGAGGAAATCCTCAGCCTTCTTCACGTTCAGCGTGGTTTCCGTTGCCGGTTTAGCCAGGGTGTACGTGAGGAGCAAGGCAGCGGCTGAAATCTTGTCCTTAGGGCTAATGTCCTTGCGGCGCATCTCCGTAATCACAACTTCCAGGGCTTCCTTGGCATGTTCATCCTTCGGGATGACGTATCCTTTCTTTTCCATATGAATCATTAGGTCCTTTGCCTCGGCGCGGGCCTTAGCGATCATTTTGGTACGAGTCTTCTGAGTGAACCCATCGGTTGCCCCATGGGGACGCCCAGAATGACTACTCCGAGACCGCCACTCAGCTAACTGAGCACGTCCCTCAGGGGTTTGCTGGAGCTTTGCGAAGTGGCTGTCGGGTCTTTTGTGTTTCTTTACTCGGGCTGTCGATCTTCCGGGTGTCTTCGGTGATTCTTCGCTCACTCTCTTTCTCCAAGGTTGCTACACGCTCCCCAATGGACCGAGAAACGGCTTCAATAGAGGCGTGTGAGGCAGATGCAAGGTGTGCAAAGGGAAGTTGACGCAATATCTCCTTCCCGATGCCGGCCTTTTCTTCGTTGGTTAGTGCCGGAGAGCCTTCAATGCGTCCAAAGGCCTCCAGCAGGTTCAAAACTTCAATGGTTTTCACTTATTTCCCATATGAGATCAAAGGCTCCACGAATTTCTTCAGGTATTCCTTCTCGTTAGCAGACGCTTTAGCCATAACCGCATCAAAAGCCTGCTGCTTGATTGCCGGAGACGATTCACCGCCCATCTGATGAGCCACTACAGCCATCTCTGGCGTAGGAGCTTGGGTAACAGCATGGGAAACCTGCGCTTGCCTACGGTTGATTTGGGCTTGGTATGCCTGAGGGTTCTGAATGGCCCCCGAAAGAGCACCATCACCACTCGAAGGAGCCGGAGTTCGGCCCATGATCTTGTCCACTTCACCAACCTCAGGCTCACGGACCCCCAACTTGTTCTGGAGTCGTTGCTGAAGGGTGTAGTAGTTGATCTTCTTGGACCCTGGGGTGAGCAAGTGAGCAGCCGTAGCACCAACTGCAGGCTCTTCCGTGGCAATCTCAGACAGGGCTTTCTTCACCGAATCGAGGTCAGGACTGTCCACATGGGCCAGCATCACCTTGACAGCCGGTTTGTTGAAGTCAGCATCCGTAAAGTCACCCGAGGCAACCTTATCGACCTTGGCTTGAGCCTCAGCTTGCTTGGCAGCAGCATCAGCAACTCGACCCTTAGCCACATTGTCAGCAGTGTTAGCAGTCTGACGAGCAGCCACACGTGCAGCAAGACGATCCTTGGCAGCTTGGGCCTGTTGAGCCATGGCTACCGCAGGGTCCACAGGAGTCGGTTGGGCAGCACGGACCTCAGCGGACTGAGCCTGACGCTGTTGGGCGTACTGACTGGCTCGTTGCTGTGATGCAGCCTGAGCAGCCTGTTGAGCCGCAGCTTCCTGTTGCTGTTGAGCAGCTTGAGCAGCCTGTTGCTGACGGACAGAAGCGGATTGCTGTTGGCGCTGTTGGGCGTACTGAGCAGCACGAGCCTGTTCGGCTTGGGCCTGTTGAGCAGCCTGAGCTTCCACAGTGGTCTGAGCCTGAGCCGCTTGGTTAGCCTGAGCCGTTGCAGCAGCCTGACGAGCAGCAGCTTGTTGCTGTCGAATCTTCACAGAGTTCGTGAGGTTCGCAGCCTGTTGAGCATCCCGAGCAGCCTGAGCCTTAGCCAATGCAGCCTGGGCAGCAGCAGCCTGTCGGGCACCCTGCATCGCAGCACCTTGGGAACCCTGAGCACCCTGAGGCATCGGACCTTGGAAGTTCTGCATCTGTTGCAGACCAGTCTGGAGGTCCTGGGCACTCTGGTTTGCCGCGGAGTTACCGTACTTATTCAGGAACGCCTCAGCGTTGTCCCCTTGCTTGAGCCACGATGCAATGTTCCCCGTGCGGTTCTCACGGCCACCCAAGAGGCGACCAGCGAGGTTCCGAGCGAACCCAGAGTTCAGTGCCATACCGATGACAGGGTGACCCGTGGCATACGCAGCGGTACCAAGGAGACCGTTATCGACACCTGTGCGTCCCATAGCCAAGATCGGATTGGAACTGGCAGGAGAAGCAGCAGTCATCGCCATAG